CCCTCAGTAATAACAGCCCATCTTACATACGTTTGGGTTGTTTCTTTCTGTGGGGTTTTATAGAAATAGAAATACGCTGCATCATCCTGCGAAGGCGTTATTTTAGTCGAAACAATTGTTTCCTCTGCGCTTTTCGGTAATATAGCCAAATAGCCGAACGAAGGGTTATTATACGCTCTGATAACGTCCGAATCTGCACACTTGTAACAAACAGTCAGCGTATAAGATTTACCTTTCACCAAATGAACATCGTATTTGTACGCACCCATCTGATAGGGGTTTGCGCTAAGAGTGTGGTTACTATCTAACAGCAAGTTGTAATTTGCCGTTTTCAGACTCCGTACAGCAAGTTCGATCTTACCGGGTATTGCTGTAATTTCCGTATCTAAGTAGTCCTTTAACGCATCGTCCTTTTCTTTAACGTAATCTTCGATCGTCTGATTATTGCGAAGAAGAAAGATTCCTTTCAACCAAACGTTATCGGAATACAAACCACTCCCGTGAGGCTGATAGTCAACCGGAAAAGCCGAATCTTGGATATTATTCAAATCTCCTAATCGGGTGCGGTTCGTTCCGGCAAGCGTTTTAGAGTTTACTCCTTTGAGAATCTCAATGTACGGTTGACCGCTTTCCTGCGCTGTGATGTAGATCAAAGCCTGTCTTTCGGGGTTCTGAGTGTTACCCATCTGCACACATTCGTCACCTACTTTGGGTACTACTCCGTTGAACTCCGACTTATTTACGATAATAGATGTGTCCTCAATGGTGGCAACCTCGACCCAATAAAACGTACCGGAAGGACGGGTAACCTTTTTGGGTTTAAGGAAAACACTCACTTTATCAGTTACGTTTTTAGGCGAAAAAATAACCACGTTATCACATTGCTTTGCAGGCAAAGTATGCAGTCCGTTTGTAGTAATAACCTCTGAGTTAAAATTTCCCCCTGTGGCAAAAGCGATTTGTAGGTTTGCGCTTCCATCCTCCGGCATCCCCATCACGTCCAAAGTAATTTCGGGGAAGGTTATAAGAGGCTGAGAACTTCCTACTGCATGAAGGCTTATCATTCCCGTAACACTTGGTTGAAAGATCAGCGCATCAGATTGAACCTCAGTATCCGTTAAACTATTCTCCCACTTAGTAAAGTCGGTAGGGTATACGTCTTGCGTAACTGGTTTCCCGAACGTCTGACACCGAACTAAATCGTGTTCTTGAAAGGTGGGGTATTCATCATCGAAGGAAATTTTATACTGCGTTCCTCCGTTAACTTCCTCAACCTTCCCGACCTTACCATTTGACTGAGAAACCACAAGCGCACCATTGACACTACGAATCTTTGAAATAATGATCTCAAATACATTCATAGACTGTCTTACTGTCAAATTGTCACATTCTATGTGCCAATTGCCATTCTCGACCCATATTTTAAAGCCCTCACCCAAAAAGCCGGGAACAAATGTGGGTGATGTGATAAACTCCTGTATAACGGCTGATAGGTACTGCAATTGCCCTTCTTTGGTAATAGTACCCGTTCCGCCTCCGGTATACACGTTCTGTTCTAAATGCGCATTTCCACGTGCATTTAGCTCTCCCAACACGGTATTACCTTGCTTGTTAACCGTAAATGCAGTATTGTTCACAGATAACCAATCTTGAATATCTACCGTTGTGGCAGAAGTGTCCCCGGCTTCAAGCATATTAACCTTTGCATCACCTACCGAATTGATATACGCAGCACCTCCGGTTATATCATCCCCGAACGTTGCACCACCACGAAGGTGTAACAAGAAGTTCGTTGCATCTTCGTGCGCTTTTGAAATGTAGTCCTCCATCATCCGGAAAAGGTTAAACTTTCTCGCCTCACCCGTGCCTAAATCGACCGCAATAGTCGTGTTTTTGTCAATCAGATCAATAGGCGATAGTTCCCGGATCAATTTACCTTTGATAACTGGCTCTGTTTCCCGATACTCTTTGTAATACAGCCCTACGGTATCGGGAGAGAACATTATAGGTGTATCAATGTTCGCTAATAGGGCATTATAAAAAGACGCTTTATCTCGTCTATTGAAAGAAGGGAGTTTTTGTATGATTGAGTCCGTCTCAAACTGGCAGTCAACAGCCGCCAAGTACAATTGCTCCTGCCAATCAACATCAAACTCGAAGTTGAGAGCGTTGTAATATTCGCCATCGTGCGAAATTCGGATATAGTCAGATAGGCGAATCAGTCGCATAGCGTCACAAATAAACTCCGGTGCAACAAATGTAAATGCGTACACCTTCGTAGACGTTTGCAGTTCCAAAAACTTGTATCCGGCACGTTTGGTTAGCTCTTCTTCAAACTCGTATTTAGGTTTGCAGATAGTTGCAGGGACATACATCTGATACCGGAAGTCGTTGTTCGCACCCGTTGTAATGAAGCCACCCGGATAGGCGATCTTTTCATCGTTCCAATACTCAATCAACAGATATTTGCTACTCGTTTCTATGCCGGGTATAACGCAAAAAGGAGTCGAAATATATACTTCATCACCGATTGAAAAACGTGCTCTATACGTCCCCTGCGGCAAAGCCTCCCTAAACGAGTTCTTGCCGGGTGACACGTACAATACACCTCCATGTTCGGGCATAACATCGAAGCTAACATATACACCCGTTTTTGTCGGATCTCCCGTTTCCTCGTTAACCGCTTCTACTTCGATCGTGTCGGGATCAAAGACTGGTATGTTCAACTCTGTAAACTGGAAAGGAGTTAGCGTGTTTGCGCTTGCAGGAATAGCGTAGTTCTTCCCGAAAGCGTACCATTTTTCATATGTGGCTTTAGATTCTTTCTTTCTAAATGCCAAAGGACTAAAGTTGTTATGTACTTCCATTTTGATTAAAAAATTGATTATAGGCACAAAGATAGCAATTTAAAAGAAAACACCCCCTATCATAAGGGGGTGTAAGATAAAGATACGGTTATTTGCCGGGTGGTTAAGTCCTCAGTCATAGTTATCGGTTTCCCGTTGCCGACATCCGTTGTTATCAGTTGTACGGGGTTTGGCGTGGTGTCGTATGTGAATGATAAATCTTGCGTCATACTCCTTTTTATTCCTCTCACCCTTACCGTCTGATCGCCTCCTTGCTCTATCTCTGAGGCTGGCATATCGTACATGTAGTATTTAACGAGGTGAAGGAACGACATGTAGCCATTTTGGGGGTTTACGGTATACTTCTTATTGTTCTTGTCTACCAAATTGAACGTAACAAACGGAAGTTTCCATTTCCCACTCACCTGTATAGCTCCCAACAGAGCAAAACCATCCTGCGAAAAGTCACCCGGGGACAATAGCATATAATCTACATCGGACGAAAAGTTAGACACCCTTATTTCTTCTTTCTTCCCTTCTTGCACGTAGTTTGATTTAACATCAATCGGAAAGCCTGCAAACGTATTAGTGGTATCGTCCATCCAAGAAAATTCAAAGCGTGAAGGCAGATCGGTTTTATCATATTTGACCGTGTTAGTTTTCCATGTCATTAGCTGACCCGATTTAGCATACCTTAGATTTGTTAAGTCTATGCCGACCGTTCCACTACCGGTATAACTTCCGCCATTCATGAAATAGGAAATATGTTCTATCCGGAACTTATCGCCATCTATAAACCAATATAATTTCATCGTGTCACGCAACATCTTCATTATATCGCTGAGGGTAGTTTCCGCCTTCTTTGCCGGACGGTCATACTCACCCTTTAGGATGTTGCTTTTTTGCGTGATGAATACCTTAAAAGGTGCTCCGGAAATAGGGTTATTGGCAGCATACAAGAACTTACTGTATTCCTCCGTTGCTTCGTGTGTTAACGTTGGGTCAATTTGCTTAATAAGTGCTCTAATAGCGTCCTGTATGGCAAACGAGTCCTTTAAAATATACTCCTTTCTTGCTCGTTCTTCCAATGGTGAATAAGCTAAATCGAACTCGAACCAAATCGACATATTACCCCATCGTGAACGGCAGACCGGATACAGCTTTCCTGTGCCAACAACGGCAGGAAGGAAATCATCGGTAAAATACTTGCCTTCATCGTTTACTCCGTACTCCGTTGGCTCGCTCTGAACCTTCGTAGACGTATAAAAGTAGTTACCCTTTAATGGTGCGGCATACATGTAGTTACTATTAGTAGGGTAAACGTCCTCAGATGATAGTTTCCCGGTTGCCTTCCCGTCTAATTCCGGAAGGTTAAGCAACATTCTTTGGAATAGCTTCTGCAAAAGAACAGTGTTTCCGCCAAACTTTTGAGGAAGTGTCGGATCATCTACTATTCTTGTGAATGTTATTTCAGAAACGTCTATGTAGTAGTAGTTCTTATCGCTCCAAGTAATCCTATCGGATCGGTACAATATAGTACCTTCCTTATTCTCCAAGTGAAGGAAACCAATGTTTAAACCTTCGCTTAGAGTCCATTTTATTGAGAAATTGCCATCCAATTTAGTGTACGTTCCATTCGTTCCGTAGTACTTCCCGTTAAAGAACTGATAAGGTACTGCATTTACCTCTATTTCGTTGTATGCAGCGAAGAAGGCAAAGAAATTCTTATCCGTTAGCTCCTTGTTATCCGTTACAACGTTGAAAACCTCAGTTTCGTAGTGAGTTCCTGCAAGGTAGTTCGATATTGTAGATGCACCTGCAATATAAACTTGAACAATCGGACGCTTTGAGACTCCTATTTGAGACAATGCAGGCGCAAGCTTAATAAGATCGTATTTGTTCTCAATACCCTTCATTATGTCGGTGTATTCATCCCGTGGGCTTATCTTCACTTTGCACGTCCGGTTATCGCTGTCTATCTCACAATCTGTCTTACTGAAATAGCCCTCAAATATAACTTGATACTGCGTTGATAGCTGCCCTTTATCCTTTTGCTCTATTTGCAAGTACAAAATATCCTCGATACTCGCATTTTTAACGAGAAGGTAGTCCGCACCGATCAGCGTTAAACTGCCCTCTATTGACTCTCTGAAAAATTCCTGTTGATTCTCTTTGCCAAACTTCCGTTTTAGCTCTGAGTAGTGGGGATGTATTTCTACACCCCCCAATTTAAACCGCAAATCTTTAACGTTCATCTTCTTTGTATGTTTTAAACATGAAATATAGCAACTCCAAAACGGCTACACTAAAAATAATAACAACAAAAGAATGTCCTACATCTGAAACTATTTCTTTCGGTGATAAGCCGTTCCAAATATCAAAACTGTTATGATCGTATACAAGTCCCAAATATGAACATAACAACCCACATAACACAAAAAACAAAATTCTAATAATTGCCTTCATTATGATTTAATTATTCGTTTAATATTTCCCCTTACTTCGATTATCGTTCCGTCCGATCCGGTAATGTACTTAACACGACCCTGCTCTTTGATTGACTTTAAATCTTTCTCGACCTTAGACAAGTCAACCGTTGAACCTTGCATTATATTCGTTACTTCATCACTACCGGAATATGCGTTTAAGTATTTCTGTTCAAAAGTACCCTTATTTAGCGAATTAATCAAGTCCGGAACGAGTTTCTTATACTTCTGAGATGAACGTTTGTTCACCACTGCGAAGTATTCGCCACGCTCTACCCGTCTACGCTTACCGTCCTTAGTCGTACCTAAATCTACATCGTTTCCGGATGCGTGCGAACCTCCGTAATCAATCATTTCTACCGTACCGTCCCCGTATTCCTCCGTGTCCTGCGAGGCTTTAGATAGCTGAGAGGCTTTTATCTTAGCAAAAGCGAATGATCCCCACATCAACGCAATAGCCGGGATCGCTGCCAAGCCTAAATCTTTCCATAGGTTAGCGGTTGCGGTTACCAAAGAACTTGCCTGCATAAGTGTGTCTATGCGTTCTTGCTGCTTCTGCGCCTTCTTCTTATCCCTCAGTGCCTTTTCTTGCTGCTTGCGTGCAAAATCAAGCTCTTTTTGTGCGGTTGCTACATTGTTGGCGTATCCGTTCGCCCTTGCTTGTATCTCAGCGTCCAAAACCTTTTGTCGGGCTGATACTTCTTTCTCTGCCGCCTGTACTGCCACTTCTGCCGCCTCTACCCTTGCCTGCGCAACACTCTTTAGGTTCTCTATGGCGAACTCCGAAGCCTCTAAAATAGAGTCTTTGAACTGCTCCGCACGCTCTGCGCCCGACTTTCCATCTTTTGCGCTAAATGCGTCACCGAAAACGAGATCAAACAGATTGCCAAACACACCCTGTTTGCTATCCCATCCGGAAGTATCACGCTTAATTGCGTTATCTATCCCTTTGATGGTATCCTCAACCGTCTTTACGTTGTATCCCGTGATTTGCTCTCCGTACTGCTTAGTTAACTCTAATATCTGTTCCCACTTTTCACGCTCCAACTTTAACCGGAAACGTTCCTGCTCTTTCTCCGAACGCTGCACAATGTCGAAAGCGGCAGTTTCCGCCTGCTGCTGTTGGCTGAGGTGGAACACAGAGCGTTCAATAATACGCTTATCTTGGTTCTCCGTGAAGTCCTTTGTTAATTGTGCTTTGGAAAGCTGATACGCACGCTCTAACAGCAATAACCGTTCGTTCTTCCGGCTCTCTGTATCGGTTGACTGCTTGATACGCAATTCGTCCTGTTTACGCTCGTTTTCGAGTAGCTGCGTTTGAATGATAAGTTCCTCACCCGTCCCACGTCTAACAGCGTTCAAACGTTCGCTAAGCAAGTCATGTGTTTTCTGCAAATCATCAATAGCCCACCTTTCACGCATCTTCTCCAAATCTCTACGCAATTTTGCCTCGATATTGTAGACGGTATCAGCATACAACTGCGTAGCTCTTTGTTGTTCGGTAGTTTTCTTCTTTAGCTCGCTCAACTCCTTTCTTGCTGCCTCTCTTATCTCGTTTTCTTCCTTTACTCTCGCATCAATAATAAGGGCTATACGGCTTTCTTCATACTTCTTTGTTAAGTCGTACTTTTCTTTCTGTTCTTTAGTATCTCCCTTTCCTCCGGTTAGCGAATCTACGTTAACAAGTTTAGTTAGATTCTCCATTGATTTAGATAGAACCGTCTGCCTTCTTGCAAGGTTTTCCGCTTCTTCTCCATACTCTTTAATATTATCCTTTAACTTGTTAACATTGCTTGCGGTGGCTGCGTAATACTGGCTCGCTGCTTGATTGGATGTTGCCGTTATGGTAGATGAAACCTTTGCGGTGTACTTTTCGGCTTTAGCTAACTCCCCCTGTGCTTGCACCTGTTTAGTTAACGCCCCTATTCGCTTTTGATCCAAATCAATAAATTCTTTTTGTAGTTCCGTTATCTTATCCAGTGCCGCACGTGCTTTTGCATTTTCTGTTATGGCTTTTGTAGCCTCTTTATATGCTTTAGACGCTTTCCCTAATTTAATTTCTTCATCGGTAAGATTCTTGAAATACTCCGGATATTCCTTTTTCAACGCCTTTACCGCTTTGGTGCGTTCGGATGTCGATTTAGAATTGTTTGTAGCCGTTTTGTACAGAACATTAAGTTTTACGGTTTCCTTTGCAGTTTCAAGACGAGCGTTTTGCATAGCGTCCGCCATATGTTTAAGACTGCTTGTTAGATTCTCAACACGCTTCTTCCCTGTAAATAGGCTACCTATCCAGTTGGTTATATCCTTTCCCCATATTGAAAAGGCAGTCAATATCAACACCATCACGGTATTAAAAGAGAATAGCGATTTAACCAGTTTCCCGGTTATACTTACCTGTGCTTCCCCTGCTTTCGCTGCCGCCTCGTTTGCCGCACGCAACTTCTGTATTTCGTCTATAACCATAGGGATGTTATTAGAAATAGCAAGGAAGAACGTGTTTGCGCTGATCGCCAAGGACGGGAGTTCACGCGCAACCTGCGACACTGAGAAACCTAAACCATCGAACGCCTGTTTGTAGTTACCTACGCTTAACGTGTGCTTTCCCGTGCTCTTTTGATACTTATCCATCGCAGCGTAAATCTCCGCAGTCTCTTTAACAAGCTTCTTACCTGCCTCCGTATTCTCCAAATAAGCCTGCGACAGATTATTCATCTTTATTTTGTTTAGCTCGTATTGTGCTGACAATGCGTTATAGCTTCCTGCCATGCTATTAGCTAACTTCGCTTGCAGTTTGTTCAGATAGTTTTGATCGGCTGTCTGCTTCTTCAATACTGCAATTTCCTGCGCTGTGTCGGTCAACGCCAGTTTCAATTGTACCTCAGCCCTTGCCAATGATCGCACTTGCTTTTCGTATTCGTCTATCTTTTTGCGCCCTTCCTCAGTAGCTCCGCCACCTTCCGAAATAGGTTTTTGCAGCCCCTTTGCACCTTCCTCTATGCGCTTTAACATAGCGTCATATATCTTTTGCAGTCCTTCCAACTGCGTAATAGCGTCCTTTATACTGCTATCCGGCTGTATAAGATCGCTATACTTTATTCCCTTTACTTCGTTCGCCATTTGATTTAAATTTATTTGTTCTTACTTCTTTTTGCCTGTCTCTTAATCATCTCGAAAGCGGTGTAAAACTCAGACACCGACATTTCACGTGCGTTTATGTGCATATTCTGCGTAATCACCAAGCACATTTCTTGAAACTCCTTGTCCGTCTTTATCTCTACCGAATCAGCCCCGTAGAATATACGAGGAGGAAAGAAGGTTAGCAACTTATTTTCTATCTCCTTCACCACCTCGCTGTTATCTACGTTATCAACAATGCTGTCTAACTTTGCCTTTATCAGCGATAATTTAATGTCGTAATACTCTTTAATCAGAGGATCGTCCGCCATCCGTGGGAAGTATACCGATACTTCCGCCTCTATTTTTTTTTTGACCTTCTGAAACGGCTCAGAAAGTTCGTTAATAGTCGCATCGCTGAGGCTGTCAAATATAGCCTTTAGATCGGAGTCGGATGCGTTAACCGGATATTCCACGCCATCGACTGATTTAACGAAGGCGGCAAAAGCCATCATCCCGGGATGCACACCATTCGCTGCCATATTGAAACACTGCCTTAGATTCATCAGTTCGTTGTACGTATGTTCCGGCTGAGTCCTGCAATAGACAATAGCACGTTGCAAATGCGTGTCGAGTTCCTCAATAGTGCTACCGACTCCCGACTCAATTAGCATAAGACGGTTAAACTTCTGATAACGGACGATAGGCATTTCATCAATGCCTTCGTATACCGTTACCGTGTGATTCCCTACCTTAATCGTGTTCATTCGTCACCTCCTTGTCTACTGGCTTGTATATCATTGAAAACGCATCTTCATCTATTGAATAGGCGAAGTTCCCACTAATCACGATATAATCGTTATCAAACACCTTAAATTCATTGTTGTTAATTCGTGCCATCATCACGCCATCAGTTGCGGATAATAGTTCAAAACTTGGCAATAGCTGCGATAACTCGTGAACATCACCATTAAATTTAACCGCCTTCACAACGCTATCAAAAGACGGAAGGGCAGATACATAATTTCTAATCTCCATAATCATTAAATTAAAATTCTACAAATAGGTGTTGCAAAGATCGGGGTAAGGATGAAAACTGGGTTTAGCGTTCCGATCGAAACAATCACCGAACAAATAACACACGCCCAAAACGATAGGCAGAAATTGCAATTGGTTAGCTCGTTAATCAGTGATCTATCACCATACCATCGGAACACCTTAGATAACCAAGCATCACCAAACACAGACATCCGTTCAATTACACCCGTCTTTCGGGCAAAGTTAACACAAAATGCCGCTACAAACGATACAAGTAGCACGCAAGAAAGAAAATAATTATAAATCTCCATAATTCAAATATTAGTTTGTACAAAAGTATGAATAAAAAGCAATTTTGCAAAGATATTGATTATTAAAACGTTAGTCTCAGAGGCCCAGGAGGCGAATAAAAACGAAATGTTTATAAATAAGAAAAGGAGTCCGAAGACTCCTAACCTACATGTTTTCTGTATAAAACGAACGCTTCCACAATCTCCGGCATAACTTTAAGAGAACCAACGATAAGCCGCCTTTTAATCATAGACGAAACAATGATAATCTTATCTTCCTCACGCCGAATATACCCCATCTTATCAGCCCACGTTATAAAATCAAACATTTCATGTTCAAACAACAAAGAGCCTAAAGGAAGGTATATTTTGCAGTCAATAGGAAGATCGTAGCTACTATCCTTGCTTTTCTCGCAAATATCTAAAAGCATCTTTAGTACCTCCCTTTCATTATGATCTATCATATTGGCTATATATTCGTCCAACTTTTCGGAGTTACTCACATCTTTGCGGTAGTCCTCCCAGTCCTTTGTATTATTCATTTTCACCTCTGTGTAAGTATACGTACAACAATGAAGGATGAACGGTTATATCGCTTCCATTCATCCGGATAAGGTCTGTTCTTGGCACATACCTTGAAATCACAGAAGTACCTCCGAAAAGAGGACGTTCCTCTGTGGCGGTAGACAAAAAGCCACGTGATAAACACCAGTCTAAAAAATGCTGTGGGAAGATAATGCAAGAACCTAATAGCATATATTCGCTTTTGCTCAATGCAGACATAATTCCTTTGCCTTCTGTTTCGTTTTCTCTGATAAGCTGAGTGATTGTATCGTCAATCTGTCTTTTTGCCTCTAAGAGGCTGTCAATAGCTTCTTTGTTCATAAGTCAACACATTTAAATTAATACTTTAACTTTTAAAACTCTGTAACATTTCGTTTGAATTTCTACTTTACTTTCTTGAACACTAAACAATCTAACGTTTGATTGTTCACACATGCGTATACCTTGCACATCCCTTCTAAATCTCCTTTACGGAAGGCACATCCGTTGCATGAAATTGTATCCCGTGGTATTGCTTGAATTACCACTTCGTTTGCTGTGATCGGGTGTACCACTTTGAACACCTCAAAATCTCTCACTTTCTTTTGCTTCATTCTGATACCTCCGCTAATGGTTTGTAATATATATCGTCTAAGTTTATATCTCTAAGACAATCTACACATTTATTTCTTGAACAACAATCATCCGTAGGATATACCCAGTCTTTGAATATACATCGCTCGCAACTATTATTAAATTCATCTACAATATCATCCTCTACCACTATTGAAAGGATGAACTTTCCCAGCTCTCCCGGTTTCGGTATTTTCAGTAGATCACCTACGTTATATTCCTCACCTTCTTTGTATGTTTCAAACGGTCTAAAATAAAAATTTCCTGCGGTGCAATCCATTTGTATACATACGTCCCAAGGTGCATTTTGAAACCAACACGAAGAACAACATTCAACGCAATGTTTGTTATCCGTTTTTTCTACGAGCAAATATATCCCCTCTCTCGTCTTTAGTATATCACCCTCCTTGTATTCATCACCGATTTTAAAGTCAATCACTTCTTTCATATCAATTCTCCTTTCTCGTTACACGGCGATAGTGCGACTGATTTTCCGTCTTTCCTTTCCATCTTTCCGCATATTACACAGAAAAGCATTTCGCTCAATATACACTTGTGGCATCTGTTAGACTCAACGACTTTTGCGTATTTCGGAGAGTCTAACGACCCTTTAAAGTATTTAATAACTTCCCCAACTTTATACTCTTTTTCTTCCTCTAAACGTTTTATACACGCTCTCTCCCTTTTTACTTCTTGGAAACTTACACTGTCTTTTGTTTCACGCTCCTTTTCGCTACATTTAACGTATGAACAGATGTGCAAACTATTTTCTCCGAAAAAGCAATGTTCACACATGTCGTTTCTTTTATCCTCAACACACCTTACTGTAACCTTATCACCTTTTGGCGTTAATACCTCCATTTCCTCACCTACCTTTAAATCAATCGGTAGAATTGACAAATCTAATTTCTTCATAATATTACTTCTTTATACGTTTGACCTTCCTAAAAATTAATTGCCTACCACGATTAAGGCAATTGACTTGCATACACAAGTCTTTTAATTCGCCTTTAAAAAATACGCAATTCATACAACCGCTACCGTCTTTCGATAATAACGCCTCTACCTTCCGGTCTATTCCCTTCCCCGGAACTTCTGCAAAAAATACTTCTCCCTCTTTCGGTACGAACCTATCTCTATCCGACAAAGATATTCTATTCATTTTCAACCTCCTTAGTTCTCTTTCTTTCTATTAGTTTAAACATAACATTATCTTTACGGTTAAGTTTAGAGCAACTCACAAAATCACCGCAATCACCTCCTACCTTTGTTGCATCATTGAAAGCACATGACTCACATCTCCCGTTTTCGTCCGGTATAGTTTCCGCTACCGTGGTATATATATCTCCTATTACGGTTATAATCTCACCAACCTTTGGTTTTAATATCCTATTTCTTATATCTACCTTCAACATATCTTTTAATATTGTGCCGGGATAATATCCCGGCTGTTATTGTTATACTGATTTCAAACCGTTGTGCGAAATGATTTCTTTTAAGTCTCTGTAACGGATAGACGATTTTTTAAGCCTCTGTCTTAGCTTCTTAATTCTTTCGTTCAAAGACTCTCTAATTTTACGAGTTTCTTGCAGGAGTGAAGTGTTTGCCATCTCCAAGTATTTTTTATCTCTCGAAATATCAAACACTTGTTTTTGTAACTCTTTCACAGAAGCAAGCAATGTTTTTTTATCTCTCTCCAAATCTTTACATCTCTTTTGCAAATTTGAATATCCTACTACCGCATCCGCTTCCCGGCAAATGGCATCAACCGTTTTTGTTACCCTTTCCGCATTAACCGATTTAATCTGTTTGTTTTCGTCTTTCAGTTTTTCTACTTCCTGTTCTTGTTTTTTCAGTTCACCACGAAGCCAAAGAACCTCTCTATACCTGCCGTCTAAAAGCACTTTCACTCTATTTAATTCTGTTTCCTTGTCTGCAATTTTGCAAATAAGGCTTTTTTCACTTTGCATCAAAGATTGGTTTTTATCAGAAAGTTTAGCTATTTGATTTCTTAAATCACGATCTAAAAGATCCCTTTGCCGTGCAAGCTCGTTTATTTCTCCTATTAGTTCATCCCTCTTTATATCCTTACATAAGAACTTATTTTTCAAGTCGCTAAAGTTTGCACACCCTGTTGCTGCCAACAATTCGTTTCTTCTTGATTTTAGTTCCTCTATTTGGCGCATCATTTCACTTTCTAAACGGTCTCTTTGTATTGCAAGCTCTTTTCTTTTGCGTGCTTCTTCATCATACATCTTTTTGAAAGAAACTCCAAGTTCAAACTTGCTTATCACTTCGTTCACGTTCGAACATCCGGTTCGTTTTAAAAGCTCCTGTATCGCAATCGTATTCCTTCTTGCTTTTTCCAACACGCTTGCGATGGTAGGTGCTTCCGTCTTATCCTCTTCTACCTTCTTTAAATAATCGGGTATACCGTTAAACACCGCTTGTTTGAACACCTCTCCACTAAACACCGCATTACTTGCGTGAATGTCTCCGGCTTTAGGTGGCTGAAACACAGATGTACCATATACCGAACGAACACACACATCATCAAAAACTCTTTTTACTACTTCGTTGTTAGAGTCAATTAAAGCATGTATCAGTCTTTTAGATACATCTTCCGAAAGTTTTGAAATACCTTCTTTTCTTTCCAGTTCCTTAACTCTCTTTTCTAAATTCTCAATTCTTTCTTTGTTAAACATACCTTTAAAATTTGTGTGGTTACCCACGGTTATTATATCACTTTTAAGTCTCTCAAAATATATGTGGCTCTTTCGTTGCCGTTTTCGGCAGCTTTAATTAAAGCTTCATAGTGTGATAGTTTGTTCCCTCCGTAAATACCTGCACTACGCAATAGGGATAATATTTTAGAATGGCTTATCTTTTGTCCTTTATAAATGTAAGTAGTCATATTTTTAATTTTTATGTGGGGTATTATCCCCACTTGTTTTACTTTCCGATAACTGTTATAAATTCACATTTCGCCCAAAGAGAAATATCGTTGCTTTCCATGTACTTTTTATTATTAGCTTCAATCTCTTTTGCTTTTTGTTCGCTTATCTCTTTTCCGTTTACAAAATATCTTTTCATAACTTTGGGTTTTAATTGTTAGTAATTTGTTTCCTTTTGACACTGCAAATATAAGGATAAGATTTAATATTGCAAGTTTAAATTTAATATTTAACTATTATTTAACGGTTAGATTCAATCTTTCGTTGCGAATCTTATTAAGTTGTTCGGCTACCTTCTTAGCTTCTTCTTCTGCAACCTCCATAGATGCCAAACTTTTATCATAGCTATCCATAACGAGATAATAACCTCTACACTTTTTCACATAAAATTCGTTTTCCTTGTGGCTCTTTAGATACTTATATACTTTCATGGCTTTTGTATATTACTTAATATTCATCATTTGTTTTGCTTTATCCTCTCCGAAGTAATTAACAGCCTTTTCAAAGTTGCTAATGTAGTCCTTTGCTATTTGGGGATATTGTTTCATGATCTTTGCGATAACTGACATTATTTCTTTTTCTGATACGTTTTTTCTTCTTCTCCAAACGATTTCAGATTCTTGCAAAATACGAGTCATAAACCAACCAAGATTGTAGAAACTATCCTGCTTAACATTTTCATTGAAATAGCTAATAACTAACTGTCTGTTGTTCGCTAATACTTCTTTAACTTCAATTGCTGTCATAATCTTGATTTTTAATTGTTACTACTTTCATTGTTTAACATTGCAAATATAAGGACTTTATTTAATATTGCAAGCGAAACTTTAAGTTTTAACATGTATTTAACGCAAAAAAGGGGGAAACTCCCCCTTTAATAGCACCCTTCTTCGCAATGAATATCACACTCAAACCGCAAACACGCATAGGGATAAACGTAGTATTGATTATCCGTCTTTTGGATAGAAAACTCCTTATATACGTTGTTGGCATCATGAAATATCTTCCTCACCTGTATGTCTCCGGATGGCAGGTAAAGTTCATGCGTTAACGCTCTTAATATCTCCGACTTTACAAACTCCACGTTGTAGTATTCTGCTCCCGGAATTTTACGGGTGTCGAACCAAAAGACAATGCTAACCGTCCCCCTCAGATCGCCAAAGCCAGACAAAGAGTCTCCCCCTTCATAATCTTGTGAGTCGTGCATGTAGAAAAAGCAAACGTTACCCCGCTTATCGTCCGGCTCTAAGCGCAAATAATCATTTCCTTTAAAATACACCGATGGAGTAACAAATTTCCCCCTCTCGTTTCTCTCTACCAACTTAACCACATTTCCGAAAGCGAAATTAAGCCATTTAAGCGATTTTGTTAGACTCTCCTGTACATCGCCTATCGTTTTATCGAAAAGTGTCGCATTTGGTCTAATTATAGCCCTATCGTTCATTTAATATCTCCTTTACTCTGTTATATGCTTCGTCTTTCACATAATCGTTAATAAACTCTGCAAGTGAATCATTTGTTAACCCGAAAATCTCAGCCCCGTATTTTTTGATAAGCCAATTAGTTTTTTCATCTGAGGCTTTTATGTAAAACCGATCTTCTGCCGTCTCAACATAAAAAGAGTCGTAAAACTCTCCGGTATCTTTTAGCGTCACCCGGTCGTACGGTTGCCTCTTTTCTATTTTGACTTGTATAGTTAAGGGTCGGTAGGGCTGGTATTCGTCTATACGAACACCCAAACGGTTAACACCCTTGGCGTATAGCTGATCTTGTGCGTTCATGTCGATAAGTATATTATCATTGTCACGCACAATCTTTTTTGCTATCTCTCCTGTGTCGAGTTCCTCACCTACCTTCTTAAACTTTTCTATCAGTCCGTTTATCATGTTGCTTTAAATCTTATCCCGTTGTTCCGGCAAGAAAGGCATATTCTATCCATCCCCTTTGTATCAATAGAAAGAGCCTCAAAAGCCTTCTTTAGTTCAAAACCGATACCCTGCGCACGTCCTTGTGAATTTCCGTCTACTTCGTACAATAACGTTTCACGGTCAATGTTCAATTGATTGGCATTTTGCCGAACGTTTGGGTTTAATGCAAGTTCTCGCAATATATAAGCCGCCATTTGCATAGCTATTGCATGGGTGAACATATACTTAGACTGAACAATAAAGTCTGTTATATCGCATGAAACGGACACCTGCACGTTTATACCGTAACACTTTGCTGAGGTGTACATGTTGTTTTGAACATCCCACATTTTTAGACCATCCTCAGAGGGTGTCACATCTACCCGGAAAGGGGAGATTCTAATATACTTGGTTAGCTCCCTCCAAGACTGAACGCTGCCAATATTGCAAGTACCGCACGGGTCACGTGAAAAATCCTTAGATATATTGATAGCATACATTCCCATCGGTAATTCACGTTCATCGTAACACAAATACCACACTCCACCGGGTGACGTGGTTTCAGACATATAAGGCAAAAATACATCCGTGCCAATATCGAACCACTGATAAGAACCTCCCTTAGTATATTCCAAATCGAACGTTTTGATAGGCTCTACCTGCGAGGTGTGCATAAGGTAAAGTTTCACCCTACCGTTTTTGTTAAACTGCAAACCGATCTTTTCAATCTTAGTAGTTACACCCATCGAACGGACGGGAAGAATCTCAAAACCAACAACACTTCCGGTAGGGTCTATTTCGTTATTAATCTTCCCCGAACCATCGAAGAAGTTTGTTCGCTCTAAAAGTGTCTTTGTTTCCCCTGCAATCAACTTTTCATTGATGAAACGGGTAACGGTATTGGTGATCGCTCTTTCGTTCAATTCTCGCAAATAATCGCTTAGTGGGTTGTACCGTTTCCAGTTCTCACCATCGGAAGGCTCTACACCTACATTCTCCGTTATAGCCTCCCATACTTCCGGACGAAGCGTTAACACATTTTGTCCGTGGACTACCTTGTCACCCGGATTATAAGTATCTGTATCGACATACTCCGGATAACGCAAATAGTAATCAAGCGGCATAATAGACTCAATGTTTCTTAGCGTCACAAGCGGATGAACGTCTTGAAACATAACACCGCTATCCGATACCGTTAAACTTTCGTCTATCTTAGCGTCTCTATCGTACGACTGCCGCCATCCTACAAGCGTGGCAAGTTCTTTTTGTATATCCTTTAATCTGTACATGGTTATAAATTAAAAAAGGGAAGGGATTTTGTCCCCTCCCTTTGTTAATACTTAGTTTGCTTTCTCGTTACGCTCCCGGAACTTCTTTTGTGTTAACGGGTGACTCCGTAGAGTTCTTCACGTTTACGGGTACTTCTGACGCTGCAAGGTCAGTACCTTTCACTTTCGTAACGTCTACTGAAACCGGATGAAGTTCTGAGTTCTCTACTTGAATAGGAAGTATTCCATCCTCAGAATCTACAAGGTTATTGTTTACCTTCGTGATGTTTACCTTAATTTCTTCCGGTAAAGCTCCGCCACCGCCTCCGATCTGTTCAGCATTGGTAATAAATACCGGAGTACCGCCAAACTGCGAATTTTCTTTGTTTACTTCGATCTTCATAATCGGGTTGGCGATTGTTGCAGGATCGGAGTTAAAAGCTACTACGAAAGCAATATCTACTGAGAAGCCGTAGAAATGTTTAACGTCACAAGTCATATCGGCAGTTGCTGCGCCTGCGATTGCTGACTGATCGCCCACTTCTTCGTAGTAGTGTGTTCCAACCTCTTTACCGAAATAAGGAAGAACAACCTTTCCAAATTCATGCGTGCCCGATTTGGTATTGTTGTAAGCCGCACGGTCTACACGGGTCAACAAACCAACGTTACCCGACTCAACAGCGTACATCTGAGCGAAGTTCTCAGCCTCTAAAGTCATGTTGTTAGTGAAATGGAACACTTTGTTTGCATACTCCAACTGTTTGTTAACGTCATTGTACAAACCGTGTTGTTCCAGTTTACGCAACATTGAGTCTACACCAGTGTCACCGATAACATGAAGCTGACCGGAATAGTCATTTGCTCGGAACATCGGGTGCAAATCGCTGAGGATGTCGTTGCGCTGAGTGAATTTCACCTGCACATCATTACCCGTTTTCGTGTAATACAGCAAGTTTCCGAACACCTGCGTTTTGTTTGCCTCCAAAGCCGCAATAGCATCCTTATCAACGGTATCCATGAACTTACGGATGTGCTTTTGCAGCTTTCTGTTCCAGTCCTGTTGATAGTCAATTTCATTGTTCGAATACATGTTCGGTGTCATAGTGAAGCCGAAAGCGTAGGTTTTCCAAGTTACACCGATCAAACGTGAAGTGTTTTCCGCATCTGCAATAACGCATGTGCGAGCGTTTGACACAGTTACGTTTTTATCGTAATCAATTACGGGAATCTTAATATCGCTTCCCATAGATGCGAACGCTCTGCGTTTCGTTTCATCGGAAAGCATTGAGTCCATCGCATTTGTTTGAGACAAAAAGAAGTCATACGCACCCCACTCGGTCATGCGTGCCATATTTTTGTCAATGTTAGGGTTTTTTAATCTAAACTCCTGTGTTCTTGTAGCAATTAATGACATAAATCTATTGTTTTAAAGTTTATATTGTGAGGGGTTTAACCCCCTCTTTAGTTATTCTGTTGGCAAATCTGCGATCTTGTTTTCAACCCAAATTTTATCAAGCTCCGTTTGATACTCTTCTGACTCGCTTGTATAACCTTTCTTAGCTAAATACTCCTGCGCAACCTTGTTTGCCTCCACTTTGGTTTTGCAACCGCTTAAATCAAGCAAGCTACCGTTGCCCTGTCCGCCTCCGGAACTACCTGCACCTCCTGCCTGTCTACCTTTGTCAAGTACACCGAACTGCTCAAACTGTTGAGACAAAAGTTCTGATGCTGTAAACGGTTTCAGACTGTTTGCAGGGTTGTTGTAAGGAACACCATCTTTCATGAAGATAAGACTTTCAGAACCTTCGTCACCTTGCAAAGTTGGTGAGAATTGAGTTTTAAGCAAGTTAACCGCCTGCTGCTTCACAACGTTTAGAACTGGCTCTGAAATATCCTTCTTAAACTTCATCCCCTGCATAGCGCTTGAAATGTAAGAAGTGATCTTGTAATCGTTCAACTTACCGTTAAACTCCTTTTCTTTCTCTGAAAGTTGGTTGTTCAACTCAGAAAATTTTTGCTTGGTATCGTTTAGTTCGGCTGTAAGCTGATTGATTTTATCAGTATCCCGGTCGCCTCCCTTTTTGGCTCTCTCTGCTTTTAGTTCTTCTTTCAGATCGTTAATCTGCTTTTCAAAAGCTGATGTATCCGACTTGGAAAGCTTTGTTTTACCAAACTCAATTGCGGTTTTCAAATCAAGATCGGTTACACCTTCAATACCGAAAGCCTCTTTCATTTGAGTAGCAATACTATTTTCAGTTTCTCTCACCTTTGCCGCAACCGTCTGCGCTTCATCGTTTTTTGAAAGTTCTGAAATGGCGTTAAGAACTTCATCCGATAGTTCCGATAACGCTTTATTCTGCCTAAGCAATTCTACTGTTAACATTACTTTTCTCCTTTCTCTTTTTGTTTCTTCAACTCCGCACGAAGTTTTGCAGCTTCTTCCTTTCTAATCTGTTCCCTCAATTCTTGATCTGCCTTCATTTTCGCCTCGGCTTTTGCCGCCAGTGATGCGGCTCGTTTTGCCTCTCCGATTGTAGCTTCATATTTAACCGGGTCAAAAACAACTCTCAATGTATAACCCAATCTTGGCAGTCTCGGCAAAATATCAAGTTCAAACGTCTTTCTTTTGTATTTCTGCAAAACCGGGACGCTGATTCTTTGCCCTGTTTTCGGATTAAATTCTTTCACTTCTTGAATAACGTGATACAATTTTACTTCATCCTGTGGGCAAACGTAATTACCTTCATTCAGTTGGTCTAACTGATCCGTTCTGTAAACCATTTGCGTACTTTTTTAAAGTGTTAATAATTATTTCAATTTTCTTTTTATAGTCAAGTGCAGAACCGAACTCAATGATATTCATGTTCTCTCTTTCAAATCTACGCACAAATGTAGGAAGGTTTAATTTAACTCGCAAATCTTCCTCACTTATAACGTTTTCTTTATAAAGATTTACCGCTTCTTCCCTCGTTAAGTGTGAATAAGGCTCTATCTCGTTAAGTATTAATAACCTTTGCATCTGTGTAGGGTCGTTCCGGTACTCCGTTTCGATTATCTGTTGCCTCAGAGCATCAAGTTCCGCCTCGGACGCTCCGGTTTCCTTCATGATCTTATAACGCTCTGAAAGTTCTTCCGGAGTATAGATATAAAACTCAGTCCCATAGTTGATATTGCAAGAAACAAAGCTATCACCATAGCGGAGTAAACAGATAGTAGAGTCTACGAATGTTTGCGCTTCCTCAAAGCCTCGTTTGATTCTGTTTAGTTTAGTTGTCAACGACTCAAAACCTGCTTTAACTTGCTTTTCATTAATAGCCTCAGACCTGTTTAATTCACCTTCCCCACCAGTCACCGATCTTACAAGTTCCTCTCTCAGCCTCTTTTCTTCGTTTACGTTATATTCGAGTGACCCGGTATCAGCGGATAGCATCGTGATCGGGTTTTTCAAATCGGGAACGTTGTGCATTTCGTCCGGTATAGGTATCTCAACATAAGAGCCTGCACCCCTCAAACGTTTGCTTGAACAGATCGGGCACGCCATAGGTTTTCCGTCCGCACCTGTGATCCACTCGTTTTTTTCGTTCTTTAAAAAACCATCATCGCACCTCTCTTTGCCATCGTGTGACTCATAGTGACAATCACGTTCATAACCGGAATAAATCGGATAAGATGCGTATAAATCTAAATGCTTCTTTGCCGTGGAATAATAAAGATACCAGTCGAAAGAGTCGAGTTCGCTCGTTATCGGGCTTATTTTAATGTCGGGTTCACTCAATGATATAGAGTCAGACCAAAAGAAACGAGCCGGACAATATCCCAAATCGTGCATATTGTCAACCTCTAAAATCAAGTCGTTTTCCCTCGTTTTATCAAATCTAACATAACGTTCTTCATCAATATAGACGATCTTGTTTTCGTCCGTTACGTACATGATATAAGCCATCAAATTACAGTCTTTCCCACATGTGCGATAGGAAAGAACGTTTGCAATAGGCAACCAAAAAAAGTACGGCTCTGGTTTTTCTCCTACCTGTACCTCCGGCATATCAACGACCAAAACAGAGTTAATTCTATGCTTGAAATTATCCCAACCGTCCGTACTCCAAATAGAAGGCTCTTTTAAAACATCCGTTCGGTAATACTCCCAGTCGTCCCGATCCTCAGATGATTTAAACTGATAGTTATAAACCGGATTCCTACCATCGAAAACACGGCTCAGTTTGTCGAATATCTCAGAAGTAACACCATTTGTTTTAACCGGGAAATGGAACATAGAGAGGAAAATATCATATTTGTCTTTCGCTATCCACGTCTTAACCTTAGAAAGAAAGTCAATTACTGGCTTATTACGATCATCACTCGTTCTTACCCGTGTGTGAAACGCTATTCTTTCTTCGTGTTCCTTCGCTTTCGCTATTTGACTTATCCCCTCCGGATGTCTGTATATCTCCCTTATTTCGTCTAATGATTTTCCCATTTTCGTTTAATTTAAATTCTGAGTCCTCCGGTATATGCCACCCTCCATTGTTAACCATTCCCAAAAGTCTCTCAGCGTGTTCAATATCGAATAAACGAGTTTCCCCCAGTTCTTCACAACTGAGGGAAATATACGTTTTTTTAGCTATCATCCGCCTACACCCGGGGTTGCGGCAGGCACTAACTGAGTCAGAGGGTTAAACTCAGGTTTCACGATAGTGAAGTTATCCGACCAATTAGGCATGAAATTCCACGTAATGGCATTGCTGTCCGGAGCTTCCAAACCTCCGATAGTCTTATCACCAATAAACAGCGACCATACCGGAAAACCGTGCAAATTCTCACCCGTCTTATCACAAGCGATTTGACCGTTTCCGTTGATAAGGAAAACACCGATCTGCCCTGCTTCACACATTAACGCTTTCATCGCTTTGATGATTTCTTGCGGCAACTTCTTGAATGAAGCTGTAAACGGAGTTGACTCAGAACCCAAAATTTCTACAATACCTCCGGGAGTTGCGTTTCCGCCTCCATAAGTAAGGGCAGCACCCGCCTCTACTGTCGGCTCGTAAATATAAGGCGTAACAACTACCTTAGTACCGTCTTTTGCAGACAGCAAGGGAGTCCATGTAGCCAACTTAGTAATAGTTTCGGCAGTCATAGTATTTGCAGTTCCTGCCGTTTTTTCGAGTCTCTGAAAAGCAAGTTTTTGAACCTGCCCGAAATTGTCGGGACAGCTAAATGCGGGAATATCCGGAAGTGCTGCACCTAAAGGACAATCACAATACAACATAATTATAAAAATTTAGTTAAACAATTGATTTTACTTTGCAAATATACCGTATAAACTTGAAAGTCTGATACATTTTCCTACTTTATCAGTTTATAACCCTTATTCCTCTTCTTTTTTGATATATAGTTGGAATAACTTCTTTCTCGACTATACCAGTTAAAACGTCTGCCGCATCATCATGCTTGTTAGCTGAAAATTCACGAAGGTAATTTGTTATATGTTCGTGGAATTTCGGGAAACGTGACTCCCACCCATACGGCATAACAATAGACTGAGTAACGTTTGCAGCGTTCGACAATATACGAGCCTCTTTATTTAACCTTTGGCAGAACCAATTTATTTCAGTCTTAGTTCTTGGGCTGATGTTAACAGCGAAGGAACGCCCCCCGTTATTACTCTCTATGTATGCGTAATCTGTACCATTCATATTCAACATATTAGGAACACTAACCTGCGTTTCTTCGATTGGTGCGGTAGTATAAACAATATCCGTCACAAGGCAGAAAATAAGATGCTTATACCTCCTTTCCTTTTCATTCCAAACCGCTTCTTTTGACTGGTACTTATCATAGCAAATTGAACAAAGGTAGTCGCTACCTGTATCCGCACAGTCTGTATAGTTACCCCTTCCGACCAACACACCAAAATCGTTTTTATCGGTGTACGTTTTAAAGCTGCCGTATAGAGTTCCCTCCGCACTACCGGGGTTTCCTTGATTCAAACACTCAAATTCATTTCTATCAAGCTCCCTTTGTGCGTTCAACTTTTTAGCACTATGTTTTTCTTCCCAAAGTGCTTCACCCGGCAAACGTGGGTCAATCTCTGTTGGTTCTCCCACTTTTAAGGCAGGAAAGTTTATTTTAACCCAAGCACCTTCCGGTATATTATCCAAATCTGCCCACTTTTCAACATTGATAACATCCTCTTTATCTTCGATCCTCCCTATTAAATCGTCCTTGTGCCATCTCGTAAACACAATAAGTTGTTGACTGTTATTGTGTAGACGGGTGGTTACAACGGTAGTGTACCATTTCCACGCAGCTTCCCGGATAATCGGAGAATTTGCCTCCATATGATCCTTGTATAAGTCGTCCAAAATGGCTATATCAACAGATTTACCCGTCAAACTACCATTACGCCCAACGGATATAATATACCCACCCTTCCCGATTGTTTCCGTCATTTTTGAGTTTCTCGCAAATGCTTGATACCTCGATTTTTTTTCCTCTCCCATAATTCGGGTGTCGGGGAATAGGCTTTTATACTCCGATGTATCCATGATTCTTTGCACGTCCTTATTAAACCCCTCTGCGAGTGATGCGGCATAAGAACCGATCAATATCTTTAAAGACGGGTTAAGCCCTAAAAGGAAAGAAGGTAGCTTCCTACTGCTACCCTCCGATTTTCCCGTTTGAGGCGGAACGGTAACAATCAATTTTTTGATCTTACCATGTGCAAACCTATCGAGAATTTCGTAGTATGTTTTATGAAACTGACTCAGAACTATTTTATCATCTATGAATTTCGCATAGTTCTTAAACTTCTTCCTCGCAACGTGCTTCACAATCTCAATAGGTGGTATTTCATTTACTTTTTTCACTTTTTACCCTCCGTATTTTGCAAAGAATCTGCCAATTGTTCTAAAACGTCCTCCGGAACATCCGAAAAATCGTATTTGGGCTTTTCTTTTTCTTTATCTCCTACTAAGTTTATACATAGCGGTGAGTCATACCCCAACAACCTTGCTTTTCTTTGCTGTACGTTGAGAACGACATTCAAGAAAGAAGGATCACCCGTTGTTGTTTCCTTCTGAACCTCCTTTGCCTTCCCTAAAATATACTTTGTCTTACATTTAGGACGCTTAGACTTTTCCCACTCTTCCCACGCTTCACGAGCTACATTATCCAAAGATTGGAGTTCTTGCGTAATATACTGATCTATATTATCAAACTGTTCTCTTTTCCACTGAGTCAAACAAAACTGAATATCATTATACACTGTTTGATAAGTCACTGTATACGGAACTTCATCTGCCTTATTTCGCTCGTTAATCGCTTCCGCTATTCTTCGATAAGAATAACCTTTCAAAAACAAATCAGATGCAAAAGAACGATCTCTTTCTGTTTGTTCGTCCGTCCGGCTGTGCCTTCCCTGTCCTCTTTTCATTGAACCTATTTTTTTATCCATTTTAAGACGTATTTTAAAGTTATAATTTCTATTCGGTTATTGTACTACAAATTATATAATCTTTCAATATGCGCAAAAATAACACTATTATAGCTAATATAAAAATAAAGTCACGCTGCTATATTTGCAACGTGACTTATCATTATTTGTTTTTGTTAGTATTTTGGTTGAAAAATAAATTCAAACCTTTCTTTTGAGTACACTTTATATTCACCACTTTCCAACAACACAACATATTGCCCAGGCTTAACACCTATCATATCTCCATCTTTTGCCGTAAAATTAAGGCAATACGTACTATTTCTTATCCATTGTAGACCCATATCTGAAAGCCTGTGTTTTTGTATATCCGACAAAACAAAATTTTCGATATATTCGGCTTTAACCTCTCTTAGCTTCGCAACATACAAAGTTGCTTTGTCTACCGATATTTTAGGCGAAGCAATTGATGTGGTTTTTAACGCATTTCTGATAAAAGTAGAATCGAGTTCAATAGTATCTTGTTTTTCGATAATTTCAATCAGCTTTTTGTATCCTTCCTCACTCAACAGCATATCACCTACTAAGAATTTACCATATCTGTGTTTTAGAATAGATTTGATATACTGAATAGCCTTTAGCAAATCTTCTTCCTTTCCCTTCTTTTCATGTCTAAGCACGTATTTCATTACGCTACCTTCTGAGAAACCTACATCATTTCTTTCTAAAAATTCAGAAAGTTGCATACCGGATACCTTGTAATGGCATCCCCCAACTTGGTAACCTTCCGGATCACCATAATAAACGCTTCTTCTTGCTAAATCAATAATTTTTTCTTCCATATCAATGAATTAATATTGTTTCCCATGTTTTTGACCTCTCAACTCGTTATATCTTATCTTTGCCTCTATTGCTTTAGATAGGTCTATGTTATAAAGCTTTGCGGCTGCAATGGCTATTGCCATCATTTGAACATAATCTTTAATACGATAATCATTGCCTAATACCGGGAATGGAACAAATTGAATAGCATAATAGACAAGGGATGAAATAGATTTTTCAAAACACAACAATTTATCGAAATGGTTACTAACCATACTTTGAAAAACCAAAATATCGGAAGGACATTCTATCTTATTATTACAATGTCCTATCGCATCCAAACATCGGATGAACACGTCTGCGAGTTCATCGCTAACAGTGTCTTTAACACACTGTTTGAATACATCTTCAAAATCTTCCTCACACCCTAAAACAAAATCGTAAACCTCGTTTTCTGTAACCTTTCCTTTTCGTTCAGCCTCCATAGCTTCGCATAACTCAGACACTATCAATGCCCACTTTTTAGTTCCCGAAACATCTGAGTCATAAAAACCTTTTGCCTTCATTCTCTCATGTTGCTCTGTACACTCCTTAGTTAAGGGAATGATTTTTTGATTAAAATCAATCATAATATTTAATTTATAATTAGTTATTAAAATGGTAAATCTCTAAATTTTTCACACGCTTTACAGTGATATTCCTTGTATTCTCCGGTTTCAAGACACTTATATTTTCCCTTATTACATTTACTTTCAAGATAGCAGCAAGCACCGCAATAATAATGTTCTCCAATATTTAACACATTTTCCAATTTTGATATGTGACACATTAAATCGGAAACCTCTTTCTTTAGGACTCTTATCTCTTTCTCCTTAGTGGATATTTCCGAAAGTTTAGCGTCCAACATTTCACGGTTGAATCTCAATCTATCTAACAGTAAGTTACCAAATTCCATACTTAACCCTCCTTTGTATTTCTTCGTTGTATATATCAAGTTTCTTTCTCTCAAATTTTATTCGATCGCCAATTCTCCGTAACTTCTTTCTTATTAATCTAAAATCGTCCTCCATCGCCTTTATATTCTCAGTCGATTTTCTGACAGTTTCAGAAATAACCTCGTTACTCACCGATCTTGCTTTCTCTATTTCTTCATTCATGTTTTATGTCTTTTAGTCCTACGATCCATTCATTAAGAGGATAGGGAATATTATATTTCTTCATCACCTCTTTAGCACTATTCCAGTCTCCCAAAGAAGGTTCAAAACCTTTCAACTTCTCAACTATCCTATCATGCGTAATTTTAGGAGTCTCACCCTTTTCAACATCCAAAGACATTACACGGAAACCAGTACTTGATTCTGTAACCGATATTTTATTGTCATTCTCCCAAAAAGTAAAATACTGATATGCACCACATTGATACATGAAACCAATTCTTATTCCAACAGTTCCAACAAATGTATCGTTTCCTCTATTTTTGAACATTGCTATTTTGTATTGACCGGATAATCTTCTTTTTTCCATAACTATAAGTTTAAAGCGGTATTTCTACCGCTATTGTTATTTAAATTTTACTACGAAAATGATAAAATATTCGTTTTCCTCGATCTTATAAGGAAATTGGTGATTATCGCACGCCTTAATAAGTGCATTGGTTAAAACGGTATTCTCCTTTCTATGTCCGCAAGAAAATCTATCGTTTGAACACCGAACATATCCGAACTCATTTCTACTAAGTAAGCGATACATTCCATGCAGTCTCTCACAAAATTGTTTTGATGTCATTGTTGCCATAATATTTATTTTCAGATGTTAGTAATTTGTTTCCTTTCAACACCGCAAATATAAGGACTTTATTTAATACTGCAAGCGAAACTTTAAGTTTTAACACAAGTTTAACACAAAAAGGGGATGCAATACACATCCCCAATTTAGAAACTACATTAAAACGGCAAATCATCATTTTGCGTAAACATCTGCTGAGGCGGTTGCTGTTGACCGCTATAACCTCCGGTTGGCGGCTGTTGGTTTCCGTTGCCTCCGGCTTGTGGCTGGTTTCCCTCACCTGCTTTTCTTCCCATCTGCATAGACCTTACAACGATCTCAGAAATAGTTCTTTCAACGTTATTAGAGTCGGTATATTTACGATAGTGCAAACTACCCTCTACGTATAACTCCATTCCCTTGGTAACATATTGCCCACAAATCTCAGCCAATTTACCTTTGAATGTTACATTGTGGAAGTCTGTTTTTTCCGGCACTTCGATACCGTTACTCGTTTTATATGCCCTTTCGTTCGTTGCGATAGAAAGATTACATACTTTTCCTCCGTTATCGAAGGTTTTTACTTGCGGATCAGCGCAAACACGCCCGATCAATTCGATTTTGTTTAAGTTCATTACGATAATAAATTTGCTAATGTTGATAATATGTAAATTCCAATAAATACGATAACCATAAGTCCGGCTATTGAATCAATTCGACTATCTTCGCTTAGTGCTTTGTTGACATCTTCAATTGATCCCTTAACTCTATACGGCATATCTGCACCTACTGTATTAATATACACCGAATCATCTGTATATCTAACTATTGATTCCACAGATTTAGGGTTAATCATAATTTCATTTCCCGATACAAGTTCAAATTTTACTAATTTCATTTCTTTTGCAGTTTTAAACTGTCCCTTTTGAGGACTTTTATTTTTTCTAAATTACTTTGATATATGCGCATCCCCTTCCGGGTGTTAGCGTGCTCCCAACGATTATGACAGTTGAAACAAAGTATGTTTATATTACGAGGATCATGCGCAATCATAGGGTTCGACCCCCTCGTTATAATATGACTAATATAAACGGCTGAGTAACCTGTCAACGGCTTTAAACACTCTTCACAATAGTGAGGCTTAATATCCCACATATACCGGAAGAAACGTTCATTTTCCCTCTGTCCGTGACCATCCCCGAACATCCGTTTTAAATATTCATACCTTGTTTTAGGCTCAATATCGAAATTATTATTGAATAGCAAGGGGTTATACCCCCTGCTTAAACAATAATCTATTTCCTCAAACGTATCAAGCGTGTACATCTTCTTCGATCAACTCCGGCTGCTCTGTTTCTTCATCGTCAAAAAACGTATCGTCACTCTCCAAATCATCATCGGGCGTCAAACTATCGTCCGGTTCTGCCGTTGCCGTCTCACCAAATAGCTCTAATTGTGCGCGCTTATTCTCAAAAAGATACTTAAAAATTTCATCTTTTAGTGCTTCAAAATCTCCTTGTAGGGCTATTTCAAATTTCAACCCTTCACCGTCCAACATAATTTTGCTCGTTTGCATTTTCAACCGGGATAAATCTACGCCTGCGAAAATATATTTGAAAACGATTGTATTCTTTTCGGGATCGTAAACTATCTCACTAATGGCGACACGGGTAGCAAGCGTTTCAAAATATTCATCGAATTGTCTACTTAACTCATTGTCTTGTTTTGCCAAATCAGACAAATAGGTGATGTTCTTAAAATTCATTATTCCCATCAAATCAACGATGTATGAACGAAGCTGATTTGCCGCAATTCCTAAATCTCTATGTGGGTATTCGGGACATTTTACTTTGTGAAACGTCTTTGTTTCTTCACCCTTAATCAAACGGCAATCATTGTAATCAACCTCTAAACCGTTATTCAAGAATTTAACTCTCTTTAATTCAAAATTGTCTTTTAACATGATACTTTATTTTTTAATGTAAAACTCGCACACCCTGCCAATATTCGGGCAACTGCATAACTTTTTATCTCTCTTTTTGCAATAGCAAATTAAATTGTGGTGATCTGAACTAAATTTACACTCTGTACAATGAACTAAAACAGAGCTTTTAATCTTCTTTGCCATCAATATACTTTTGTAGTCGTTCGTCTATAAGCCGGACAAACTCAACTGCGGTCATATCTTTCACATCTAATTCGCCTTGAAAACGTTCATGCGCTTTCATAATTAAAACCTTCGTTCGCCCTATCAATTCGGGTAAACCGTGATTTTTGTAGGCGTAAAGCTGATGGATAATGCAATTTCTACGCAAAGACACATAACGGGTAATATCCCTATCTATAATTCTCTCCGGAGATATGTTTAATGCTTCGCACATCAAATTGAACTTTTCCTCTAAAGTCATTTCTTCATTTTCTTTCATCTTACAAATCTATTTGGTTCTTCAATATAAATACTAAATTCTTCTGCCGCAAATTGCTTCAAAAAGTCTATGTATTCGACAAATTCGCTATTGCTTAAATCGGTAACCTTAACTGAGTCCTTTCTATACTCACCAGTTTCAACGTCTACAACTTCACCCATCGTAATAGGGCAAATACTACGCATATAAGATTCCGTTTGTTCTTCGCTCCATCTATACCCGTTTTCGTACATCCCTTTCTGAAATTGGGGAACTACGTATTTAAAGTAGTATCCTCGCAAAGATGAAGAATCAGACCGTTCTAAAATGGTAAACTCCGCAATAACATTTTTCCCTGCGTTGTTCTTCATAAACTCGTTAAGCTCTCCCATGTAGATGGATAACTTACCGTCTTTAGTTACCTTCCCGGGTATCGTTATTTTCTTTTGCTTCATCTTCGATCACTTTTGTAAACCAACTGATAAATACCTTTCCGCATACACCCGAAATAAAGTTCCTCAGACTTGCAGGCAACTCACTTTTTCTGTCAAGTATCAACTTAAATTCTGATACAAGTTGGCCTGCATCCATTCCCCAAACTCTGTCTATTGCTATTCTTTTAGGGATGCCGCCACGATACAATATTTTGGAGGATGCCTCTCTCCGTTGCTCTTTTAAGCCCTCCCAATAAATAGAAAGCTCTTTTCTATACTCCGGTCTATTCAAAACCGTTTCTACTGACTGTTCACTTAATTTCTTGTTAATTTCCTGCATAATTAATTGATTTTATTGTTACTACTGTTTTTATTTAGACGCTGCAAATTAAAGCAAAACTTTAAATTCAAGCAAATAAAAACGGGTAAATCTTTCCGAAATACCCGTTATTTAACCTTTGTTAGAAAATAGATAGTTGCTTATCTTCGATAACCGAAAGAATTTCATCTACTTTCTTTTCCGCCTTTTCTTTCCTCTCTCTGTATCTCTCCCCGAATCGTTCAAAACGCTTCTGTGCGCTTCTTAACTCTTTCACCGACTCAATTAGAACGTTTTTTAGCTCGTTTTCTTTTAAACCCATATCTTTCTACGAATTTAATACTATCGTCTAATAGAGGGGAAGAAAATGATATTTCCGTGCTATTTTCGTTCTGCATGTTACTTGAAAACCAATCTACATCACAAACCATCTTCATTTGTGCGAAGCGCAAAATACATATAGCGTCACTATTCCATAGTTTCACGTTTGCAAGTGGGAATTGTTTCATCGCATAATTCAGATACTTTTCTTTTCTGTCCTTCTTTTCCTCTTTCTCTCCTTTCTCCCTCAGATTTAAACCACTTTGCCACGAAATAGGCGCACACAGAAATAAAGGAATATCAAGAACGAGCGCACAACATACAAGGTAGTTGTAGTTCTCCAACATAGTTGCTATTCTAAATTCCTTTCCGCCTCCGGAGTCACCCCCACGTACAGAAAGACGTTCAATGAATATTGCAGGACTACCCGAACGCTTCACTTTTTGGAACACGTTAAAAATACCCTTTGCCGTGCGTGGCATTGGGATAGTAATAAGTCCATTACCCGGTTTATATACCACTATCCCACCAGCCGACACACCCGGATCAATTGCGCAAATAATATCTATTCCCATATCACTAAAAAACTTTTCATTAAAGATGTTGCCTCTTTGCGAGAAACACACAAATATTTGATAGACGAATATTTGCAATACAGAGTATAACATCTCTTCCCCTCCTTTTTTCTCCTTTCGTATGTTAACGAGTTAGAGACATAAACGAATTTATCGGAAGGCTTTGTAAGCCTTATCCGATAACCGTTCTTTTTTACTTTTCTTTTATTCATGATCTTCGTTTTATTGAATGTAGTAATATAACTTCCAAATATTATCTTCCGACCTATCACCTTCATTTGAAAAAGCTAACATTTCGTCCCAATACTGGAATAACTTTCTTTTCTTTGCGATTAGTACAGCACGGAAATAAACTGCTTCGTGATCTATCCCAAACCTCGAAATACACTCTTTTTCAAAAATTTGCGCAAAACTATTTACGGGTCTGCCTTGAAATTGAAACAAAGCTTCTTTCTTATCCGCCAATGTCGGTACTACCGACATGTCATATCCCAATCGTTCCATGTATGCAAATGTAGACTCGTTTATTATCCTGTCACGTTCTATTCGGAAACGTCCCGAATACTTATACTTCAAAAGGGCGAGAACAAAATTGTATGCCTGCAAATTCAAAAACATCTTTTCCTGTTCGGGTGTCGGCTTTGGCTTTTCGTCCGGCATAATCTGTGAAACTCGTTCCATTGTTTCAACCTTCCTTTTCTTGTATGCCTTTAGGACTTTTGAAATATAATCAACCGAAAGAGAGCCATAATGATTTTTATCCGGACTGCCGTATCTGTCTTTAGGTAAAAACGGGTCGAGTTCCCCGACAGCAAGTAACCTCCACGCCAAACGAATTTCATTGAACGACAGATCATCGAAATACATATCTATCACATCGCAAACGGCATAAAATATACTACCTGCGTCCCGGACATCCGGCATTTTTAAACCAGTCTCTAAACATACTCCGTTAAGAACCTTGGAAAAGTTATCTATCCTTTTTCTTTCGTCTGTACATTCGGACACCAAAAGCAAAGTAGAATCACGAAATATCTTTTGATCTACTTTTGAGAGTTCCCCAAAGTTGCCACTTTCATAAAATCTGCGATTCCTCTCTATAAACGAGCCGCAACCTTTGTATTTTGCTAATTTTCCTCCCGAATTTTCGATTTTCTCTAAATACATGATACTTTTATTGTCTTAGTGATTAAAATTGAAATTTAAGCCTTAAAATACTATGTAAAGTCCTCCGTTAAATAAGACTGATACATCCTGCGTTGTTCGTCACTCTGAAAATACGATTTAGTGTTGTTGGCAGGCTGCGTATTTCCGGAGACTCCCGTCTTTTCCCTTAACCATTGCAGATATTGTTTAGGCGTTGACTCGTATACAAGTGATGCCCACCCCTTAGATATGCTCTGATTTATTAATAGCATGGCAAAACCTTCTTCAAATTGCGCAATCTCGTTTAGGTTTGCTTGCATAGCTGTTAGAGTCTTAGTCTTTACCCTCCACTTTGGTTGAGTCATTAGCACATAAAATGCTTTTTTAAATTCCTCCGACTCAAACGGGAATGTTAGCTGATCGAAAAAACTATCTGTTCGCTCTATCACTTTCTTAGTTACATCTAAGGTTTTTGCAGTAAAGCCAAATATCTCTGAGGCTAAAGGTTTCTTTTCAACCGGGAATAGCGTAGATTCTTCGTGCGTGGCTATACTATAATCTACGTTAGTAGATTTAGTATTTATCCCTATATTATCTAATATAATATTAGTGGTGGTTTTCACCACACCCCTGTGGTGATTTTCGCCACACCCTGTATTTTTTTCTATCATAGTGTGGTGATTTTCGCCACACCCTGTATTTGAAACATAATACCTACAAAACTTCACTCCGTTAATAACTTCATCTCGCTTGTTTACAAGTCCACTCTCTACGAGTCTCTTTACAACCAAACGTGCAGTTTGCCTACTTGTATTTAGCCATTCTGCGATATAAGACAAAGAACCTTTAAATTCAGTTTCACCATCTTGGCTAAAGCCATATATAAGGGCATAACATATTAGATCATTCCCGGATAGCTTCAAATCTGAAACCATCCAACCCAATATATTTACATATTGATTTCTTATCATTTCATTCCCTTCCCTAAAAACTTATTAATGAAGTATATCTGTCCTTTCGGTGTCACTTTGGTGACGGTATAAACCTTACTTTCTCCGTCACAAATAACGCTTGTTTTCTTCAAATGAAATAAGCCCATATTCATGTATGTTTGCGTAGGTTGATTGTACGACTCTCCCGAACTGCAAAGGTATCCGGCTTTTCTCAGTCGCTCGTATAGCTGCTTTTCCCCGATCTGATAACCGTTTTGGGTGATAAGTTTTGCAAGTTCACGCACTAAGATAGATTTGTTCGAGGCGGAGACTGCTTCACTGAACAAAACTTTCGGCTTGTCAGCTTCGATCTTTGCGTTTTTTTCTTCGATCTGCTTTTGCTGATTCTCTATAACTTCTTGCTGTTCGGCTGCAAGCAATAATGCTTCACGGAACGATTTAGGAACGTTAAAACCTCCGTTCTTAATAGCTTCCTCCATTTTATTAAAGGCGTTAATGTACTCCAATTTAAATTGTAGTGCCTTTTCTCCGGTAAAGCCCATAACAAGCAATGTAAAGCCGTCACGATTCATCACAACAACACGTGATTTTCTAATTCCCCCGTTTGGCTGTTTAACCTCTATTGATGTGTCGGCAAAATATCCTTTACATTGATTTTCAGACATTTTGCACATCAAAGAATCAACCGCCTTTAATACATCGCTATGTTCCTTTCCGAACTTTTCAGCTACCAATAAGCTGTTAGTTAAAACTTGATTTGATTCTCCTTTAAAAACTAATTCTTTCATTTTCTAAAATTTTAATGATTAATACTATTACTATTTATTCAACAATGCGTTCAACTCTTTCCTAAACTCTTTATACTTTTCAAGTTCTTCACCCTTTAGAACAACGAAGTATACACCATCTATTCTAACATATTCCAACTTTCCTGCTTTCATCAATTTCAAAACCCAGGCAGGACTACAACGCATATACTCAGCGTAATTTTTAATTTTAAAAAGATTCTCTAAATTCATGTTTCATACTGTTTTTTGATTTCACTCTGCAAATATACAATAAATAGTTTAAGTTGCAAACTAAAATAATATTATTTTCTGTATACAAAAAAACACCCACACAACTAAAAACGTTGGTGGGTGTATTATAGGTTACTCGAGATGTTGGGACACATTAACAAGTTGGTAACATCGGGTTGTATTTAAACCCGGTTTTCGTAACGGTAGCTCTTTTAGGTGTCCTTTCTCTACTAACAAGTTCATAGCGTTGTACAGCTTCTTTGTCGATAGGAAGGGAATTATCTCTTTTAACTTGCTTATTGATATGAAGGCTGTATACTTCTTGCCTTTAACCCGGCATCCCTTAAAACGATCCTTATAAAAGTCCGTTGATAGGATGATAGATACATAGCTGTACACAGTCGCACCCTCCAAACCGATCTCTTTCGCTAAACTTTCAGATATTGTTACCATATCTCAAAATAAATGTTCATATCAGACATCATTTTAATATCTCTATAATATTTGAGGGAATTATAATATTTCTTTTTTTTCGGCTTTAACTTTATTATTTCCCTTCTTCCTCCGTATACCGTTAAATATACAAGTTTATCCATATAATTAGAACGCCCAATAAGCTTCTTAATAAATTCATTCTTCTTCATTTCTTATTCAGTTTAGAACATATAATAACACCTTCGCCACCGCTTCCAATATCTATGTATGATTTTTCCCTAACAAAGTATTTGCAATCATAACAAGATTTTGAACCAACCTTCTTTTGCGAGAACGGACATTTAGTTATGTAGCTATTCCCACATACAACAAAATCAATTTCCTTCATTTTTTATTGGTGCATAATTATTAACACATTAATACCATCTTTTATTTCAAGATAAACAACGCTTCCGGTATTTAATAATTCCATCATATAAGTACCGTTCAAGGTAATACGAACGTTTTTAGGAATCATTCCTATGAATACACCCTGTTTATAAGTCCTCGTCTGTATATGATATAACGAACAAATTGCTTGTATAATGCTTTCTTCATTTTTGGTAAATCCAGTTTTCATTTTTGATACTTTTTATATTATGATTTAATTCTTCTAAAATGTGTAATTCCTTCTTGCCGCTTACAACCTAAAGCCCACCCACCTAAACGGGTAATAGCCGGAGGGTTGAATGACATATAGGGTTTATCAAATCTCATAGTTTCTATCTTACCGTATGATAGTACCTCTACAATCTCACCATCTTTTGGCATATTGGCAAAAGTCCATTCCTCAAAACCTTCCGGAATTTGTTTTTCACTTGGATAATAATTCATAATTACAACGCTTTTAATTGAATTGATTCTTTGACATTTGATGTTTTAACGAACTGATCGTATATTTCCGGGTATTTCTCTTTCAACGCTTTAGAATCAAGTGATTCACGGCTATACGCTTTCTTTCTTGTGACTGAAATAAGTTCCCCTTTTATATTGTCAGCTTTCGCCTCAGACATCAGACCTAACAACTGTTCTTTAAACTTGCCTAAATGTTCGTCTATCTTCTTTTGCATTTCAAGAAGTTCATAAACACCTTCTTCGATATGTGCAACCTTAGCAGGCAATGATTCCAATTTTGCTACGTAGCTATCTTTGCTTGCATTATCTGCATATCGAACGCCATTCTTACAGCAACTAAGGAACAATTCTATTTCGCTGTCCGGTATGCGTTCAACAGAGAAAATTCCGTCTTTATCCTTGTCACCTCTTAGCCAAATTGCGATAAGTCCCTCTACTTTCAAATTTGGGTTTTGTCTCTCGAAAAGATAGGCGTATATTGATAGCTGCCAAGACAGATAAAGCAAATCAAGTTTATAGGTAGTTTTAACATCGCCTAAAACTACTGATTTATCAGAGCTACCTAAATACACTTTATCGGTCGGTGAGGCGATAAACTCGTTATCAGTTAGAATATACTCAGATGCGATATGAATTAAACCGCTTTCGGCTTTTAAATTCAAATAGTTCTCTCCGTAAACCGTTTCCGGCTCAATACCTTCTTTGTCGATTCTCTCTACTTCATCGTGAACCGCTTTCCCTCTCTCAGTTGCCGATCTCAAAATACTATCCGGTATATTGTCAAGTTTGCCGGGAAATAATTGATCGTTGATAAAGCCTGTTATTCCTCTCAGCTTTCTAAAATCGCTTGAAAAATATTCATGTGTTTCGCTGATATACGTTACATCGGCATTTACTAATTTGGGGAGTAATGTTAATTCTTTCATATTGCTTTTGTTTTTTTATTGGGGGAACGCATCCCCCGAATTATTTATACTTTCTTTGCTTCCGCTTCCGCCTTTTCAAGTTCCGACTTCCGGACGACTAAAGCGTTCATGAACTCACTGTTTTGATGAAATTGACCGTTGTTCTTGTGAATATCGCCCAAATGTTTATAAGTTGTTGCTTTCTTTATTTCTTCAAGAAGCACACCCAAATAATTAGAGTTAATTCCAGTATTACTTTGGTTGGTAGCTTGTTTTGAGGCTGTCTTTTGCCGTTTTTCTTTCGTCTCCGGCTCTCCGTTCATTGAATCATTATCTATGCTGTCATCTATCGCAAAAAGCCCACATAAGGCGTATTTTCGTGCATAACTGGATGTAGCCCCGGTTAATTGTGCTAAGTCCATCCCCTTTTTGCTATCTTCTTCACGTGCAAAAGCCGAACATGTTTCAATAGACCCGGTTTCAGTCTCAACAATCTTTGCGGTTGCCTTCACGTAAAAACGCCCTTCGATAAATTCGATAGAGTCAGTCACCATAACATAACATCCGTATTTTTCGCACACCCTTTTCGCTTCTTGCAAAATATCCTCACACGAACGGTATTTGTATCCGCCAAACTTATTAAATCTCGACTTTTGAACATTCATTTCGTTTTGAATGTTGGGCAAATTTTTAATCATAACTTTTATTTTTTAGGGTTAATATTAAATAGGAAATTCGCATCGACTCCGGTAGCCTCGCATATCTCTTTCACCCACTCTATTTTTATCGTTTGGGTTTTGTGGTTACACAAGGCAGACATGTTTACCGCCTGCGTTCTTTGTTTTGAGTCTTTCCACAGCAAAGCTGCAATATCCTTTTTTGTAATCTTCTTGCCGTTCATACGTGCGCTTATAATCGCATCATTTACACGGATCATTGTATTTTCAATATTCATAAAATAACCTCCTTTCCACATGTTAAACATTCGTATACATTTTCTTCCTCTCTCTCAGGCTCACAATCACGGTCGCAATACTGTTTGCTAAATTTGGGATAAGATTCTATCAATCTGAGTAAACCTCCGCAATTCGGGCAATCTCCCGAACCGATGCAAGTTAATTGGCAAATAACATTGCTTAATGCAAGCGTTCCGCAAATATCAACTGATATATGTTTGGCGATTGAAATATCAATATCAGATATTGTATATCCAAATACTGAATCTTCTTCATCTTCATCAATGTACTTATTGAGAAACAAAACAAGTTTTTCGTAGGAGAATGAAATACCTTCATCCTTGCAAACCTTCACAAGCAATTTGTAAATTCGATCTTTTTTAATCTGCATATTATTCGTTTTTAATGTTACTACTTATTTTTTGATGTCGCAAAGTTAAGGATAAACTTTAAATACGCAAAGAAATTCTTTAATTTTATTGTTAATGAAATGTAAAACGAGCCGTTTTAATCATTAGAAACTGACAAAAGCCTACCTTTGCATCACTTTCATACTTGTTACTACATATTGTTAGATTTGTTTCATAGAGCAACGATAGTTTCGGTATGTGATATATAGAAACTAAAAAGGGATGGCAAAGCGTTGCACATCCCTTTTAAATTATAAGCCAGCTAATTTATGATTTATAGCGTTCAGTATCTTATTTCTCAAAAACGAACTAACCGTTTTCTTTAGCAAGTTATTCAGATAATATACAGATTCCATGTGAAGGTATCTTTCACAATAGACCATTTTATTAAAGCTTAAAAACTTGGCAAACTCTTCTTCATTCATACGGCAACATCCCCCTTTATAGCCGGATAGCACATATAATCTACTATCTTAATATCTTCATACTTAAAATCGAATATATTACGAACATTCGGGTTTAGTTCCAATTTGGGAAGGGCGAACGGCTTTCTACTCAATTGTTCTTTCACCTGTTCAACGTGATTCAAATATATATGTCCGTCCCCGATCGTATGAATGAATCTACGAGGCTTTAAGCCGCAAACTTGCGAAACCATAGACAGCAATATAGAATAAGATGCAATGTTGAAAGGAACGCCTAAAAATAGGTCTGCGCTTCTTTGATACAGCTTCAAGTCCAAATATCCGGAATCTGATACATAGAACTGGAAAAAGCAATGGCACGGAGGAAGTGCCATCATGTGTATTTCTCCAACATTCCAAGCACTAACAATTAGCCTTCTTGACTCCGGGTTAAACTTAATCATATCTATGATTGACTCAATTTGATCTACTGACATTTTACTGTTTATACGCCAGTCACGCCATTGTTTACCGTATATACGTCCAAGATCACCGGAAGGTTTTGCCCACTCGTCCCAAATATGAACGCCATTTTCATTTAGGTATTTTATATTGGTGTCACCTTTCAACATCCAAAGGAGTTCATGTATAATTCCCTTCGTGAATACCTTCTTAGTTGTTACAAGTGGGAAACCGTCACGAAGATCATAAGATCGTTGTAAACCGAATAAGCTGATAGTCCCCGTTCCGGTTCGGTCTGATCTCTTTTCACCATAGGTTAAAGTCTCTTTTAGTAAGTCTAAATACTGTTCCATTTTAAAATAAATTATTTGTTAATATTACATTTGAATCTCTTTGAGAGTGCTTTTATCAATTGTTCACTTTTAAATCTATCTGATTGTTTACTCCAACACTCTCTGCAAAAGCTACCATCAAAGGCAGCATAGTATCCGGCATTTGTATTAATCACACATCCGCATTTAACGCATCTAATTTCCTTCATAATCACAAGTTTTCTAAATTCATAATTTTAACACATCTTGTTTTATATTTCCGTTTGGGTATACATACGTAGCTAATACACAACGCATGTTTGATGGTTTTATGTCATCTTCGAAGATACCACAAAATGTTGTTTCCAAAAAAGTCTCAGCAAACACACGTTGTTTTTTCTTTATCTGAGTCAATGCACTTTTGATTGTTTTAGCTTCAACGAAATTAAAAGCACTTTTAATATCGTTCCTAAAATACCATTTTTTAAGTTTCATAATTCTAATTTTTATAGGTTATATCGGTGTAATAATAAATATTTTTGTTTTTCGGGTGGCATTTCTACCACCCTGTTAATATTACTCAGACAAATACGCTATTGTATTCAACAAAGAAAGTCTTTCTTTTGCATATTTCAATTGACTCTCTATCCATTCATCTTTAGGGTATTCTTTCATTATTTCTATACGATACGAAGAAACGAATCCATTAACAAAATTTAGATATGCCTTTTCCGGGTTATTGATAATCTTAGTATTATACAAAACACTTCTTCCGTGCTCTCCCTTTCCTATTAAATCTGTTCTACCGAAATAGAACTCTCCGTTCACTGTACACGCTACATAATCTCTTTTTGATGTACGGGTAGAAATTACGTTATTCTTTTCGTCTATAACTGTATAAACAAACTTATCTCCTTTTTGCTTTTTTGTTAATCTAACATTTTCCATAATTCTAATTTTTAATTGTTACTACTTTGTTTCTTTCGACACTGCAAATATAAGCACATTATTTGAAAGTTTAAGCGAAACTTTAAGTTTTAACAATATATTAACCATTGCAAACAAAACAAAAAGGTAGCCCAATTGGGCTACCGTCTATATTGATATACTTTCAAACTTTATATTGTGGCTATTCATAAACTCAGCAAGCGCAAAAGCCTGCTTTCTCGTTACATGGACTTTAAAGCCTCGTATATAAACTTCTTCTTCGTTTGTCTTTGGCTCGTTTTGAGGCTTAATTTCGGGCTTTTGTTGCTGAGGCGTGTTATCTGTCGCCTTCTGTTCAAACTGTCTGTTTGCGGCTTGTATTGCAGCTTCTTTTAGGTGGTTTCCATAATCGAATGATTTGTTATAATCGAGTGTAGACGTATATTTGTCGATAACCGGAATATAAAACGCCTCTCCGGCAAAATGCTCTTTCAGTCTGTTAAGATCATCATCAACCGTTTTAAATAATTCGTCTATCTCCATTTTCACAACTGAAAGTGCTTTAGTCTTATTAAGCCACTCCGGACGGAAAGCAAAATCAAACAATATAAGGTTTTCATTGTGTTCCTCGAAATACTCCCTTATTTTATCCAGTTTATTTTGCTTCTCCTTTTCCTCCGTTTCCTTTATCTTGCTATCTATGCGTGAAGAAGCCTCTCCGATCAGCTTGCAAGTTTCATTAACAACGTCCTTTAGTTCGTTGAATGGTTTCATCCAAGCCTTTTCCAGTTCTATACGGCTGTCGTTAAGTCCCTTTTTCGCCTTGTTTAAAGTGGCTCTATCGGCTTTTGCCACCTTTATATTATCATCGGTATACTCTATTGAGTTATACTCAGAAAGTTTCTGCTTAACAAGTTCGTGAATATCGTTCGCCTGCTTTATCATATCGGGAAGTCTTTTTCCCTCAGTCGATAGCTGTAATTGAGTTTCGTTTATCTCTTTCATATTATTCGCGTCTAATTGATATTTGATTACTACATTGTGGTTTAACTAATAACGCACCTTCCTGACTATTAACCACCAAATCTCCCATATTATCGAACTCAATAGTATATCTTTGTCCTTTATCGTTATATACGTCTAAACCGTATTTAGCTTCAAAATTGGGAATTTCTTCTTCTTTAAATCTAACAATTACTTTCATACTTAATAACCCGGTTAACCACCACCGGGTAAGGGTAAAATGAAACTTACTTTAAATTGCGATATACGTATACCGTCTCAACTCCGTTAATTGTCTGCCAGTATTGCAGTATTTCACCATGTGGGTTATACGTGAACTTTTCATTGTTGCTGCCTTCGATGTGGTAAACAACAAAACCGAACTCGTTTTTATCCACGCTTGTAACTTTGTGGTAGCTGATACGACCCATCGAATAGACTTTAACGAATGAAGGCGATAGATCGACATGTTCCCAAACGTACGGGAATATAGACGTTGTAACCTCACCATTCACATAAACCGTCTGCCACTCAGGAACATCAATAGAATACTCTGTTTGATACACATTGTCGCTATCATCACCGCACGAAGTTAACACGAAGGTGAACACAAGCAACACAAAAACAATGATTAATGCTCTGAACAATTTTACTTCTTCTTTCATTTTGATTAAATTTTAAATTAAAAAATACTTATGGTTAATACTTTATTAGGTAAATTGAAAGAGTATTTAAACCCTTCGTTTGTTAGGACTGTATAAATTGCATCCAAAACCTCAGAACTATCGGTTGTTAACGTAACGTCCGATGAACGGTTGCCGTAATACGACATTTGAACAACTGCCATTTCTATACGCATTAAGTTATATGAAACTTCCTTGTTAGTTAGGCAGTAGCGGCAAAACGCTTTTTCCTTATCTGTCAGCATAGATGTTGAACCCGACTTACTAAATGATCGTATCATAATTCGTTGAACTCCCTTTCTAAATCTTTTATTTTATCACCCAATATTTCAAGTATACTACTTTCTATTTTGGAAACAACATCTAAATTGTATTCCTTAGTAGAAAATTCTGCGACCTCGCCATCGGAAGAAAATATTTTGATTTTAATTGTATCAGAATGTAAAACCCCTGAATGAAATTTTAAAAGATCTTTGATATTATCTTGTATATCAACAGCTTTTTCAAATAATTCTTTATTCATAATTCTAAATTTTTATTGTTAGCATACATGTGAACGGATAGAACCATCATCATAGCATATTGTATACACAATACGACCCAATGTAAACGCACGATCAGGACGTGAGACACTCCAAAATATTGATTTTCTTTCCGGATCATTCAATATGTTCTCTCTCTGTATAGCCGCTACAAGTTTTATAGCTCCTTTTATTGTCTTAGCTTTAACAGTTCCTAATACGTTAACCTCTCCGGTCAAGCAATAAATAAATTCCTTTTCTTCCATAACTCTAAATTTTATTGTTAGTAATTCGTTTCCTTTTGATGTTGCAAAGTTAAGGAGATATTTTAAATATCAAAGCACAAGTTTAATATTTAACACGAATTTAACTCTTTAGGCGTGTTCGAATAAGGTAATAAAAAACCCCTCTACTTTCACAAGCGGAGGGGGAAAAATGTAATTATGACAAAAACCCAATATATATAGTTGTTGAAAATGTTCTAATTAGAAACTGTCTATATTCGCATACCGACAGTTCGAGAATGTGATACAAAATATTTAAATAAGCATAATATGAAAATCAATAACCGCTGTTAGTGACGTTAGTAATAACTTCTACGCTGCAAATATACGTATATATTTCTCAGTAGCAAATACTTTAACGTGTATTAACCGTTTTAACGTGGAATTATCACTTTATGATAGTAGTTACGTTAAAACCTGTTATCTCTGTATACGGGTTTTTGCTCGTTACGATAAATTCCCTATACTTCACCTTCTTTAGTCGAAACCACAAAAACCGCTTTCTATGCTCTATATTCAATATCTCTAAGCTATCACGGGTAACGGTTGTTCCGGCAAACGTGCCGTTGCTATCCATGCATCCGGATAAGTCAAGCCATTTAGAGCGCATATTTACGCATTTCATTGTGTCGATAACCAAACTATCACGAATAACAATACTATCCCGTACAGCCGTGCTAAAATGCGTCTCAGTTGATATTTGAACGCTTGTGTGACTTTTCAAGTCCTTGATAGACTGCTTTAGCTCTTTTATAGTGTTATCCTTCCCTTGTATGGTGTTCCGGTACTGCTTTAAAGTCAGATTCAATTCCTCTACCTTCATGGCACTTTGTCCGCTTTTCGTCCGGTACGCAACATTCTCAGTTGTTAGGACACTAACATTTCTTTCTGCAATAGCCTTTTTCTTCCGTAAATCAGCGTTTATCAGCAATAGCGACACAATACCAAGACAAAGCACAAAAGTCGCTAAAAACGCAAATAATTTCCTTTTCATAGCTTTAGTATTTGGTTTTTGAGATTAGAGGGATCGTAGGAGACATGCACCCATGAAAAGTCCTTTTCATTAATCAATTGTTTGAAATTGAAATTGTATTTGATTAGGTAGAAAAGACGTTCGTTCTCTTCCTTGCTGCCTCCGGTAATATCAGCCGCAAAACCTTTCACGTGATCGGATGTTTTAGAGCCGCCAACGGCTTTGTTTAACTCCGGACACCGATAGCCCGAATTAACTGTGATCGGTTTACCGGAAAGCTTCCGCAGGGGGTCTAATACTTTTTCTACTAATAAGGTTAAGTTCTTTTCAACTTCCGGAGTTGGCGTGTTATCAATGCCTTTTGCCTCTGCCGTTGCTGATCGTGTCAGTTCTTTTAATGTGAAATATTTCATTTTGATAAAGTTTAAAGGGAGACATTAAGCCTCCCATGTTAATTACTTGGTTTCAATCTCAATCTTTTCTTCGTGTTCCTCGACTATCTTTGCAGCACGCTCACCCATCAGCCTCTTAAACTCAAACCGGATAATATGGTATATCAGCCGGAAAGACTTGTTATCCGGGTAACTGATACAAAGGTTCTTAAACCCGTTCGATAGGTATACGTACATAAAAACGTAGGTAACTGTCTTTGCCGATAAAATGGCTTCATCATGATCCCCCATCTTCGCCACGGACGAAAAGATAACGGTTATCACAAGGATATACAAAATAAGCTCCTGCACGGCTGAGATGAATTTTAGCATAGAAAACCTACGCACACCATTCACCGACAAATTAACCCCATCGGCACGCAGGCCGCAAATAATGTTAAAGCCGAACATGAACACAAGGGCAGTAATAAAACCGCTTGTAGGGGTAAGAAACGCAAGCATAGGACTAATAACCGATACAAGCATTAACCTTAACTGTTCTTGTGTGATATTCATTATTCTACTGTTTTAGGTGCGGTTAACGCAAAGATGAAGTTTTGAAAGTCGTTCACATAGACGGATGTTTTAGTAGATAGAGGAAACTGGTTTGCCTCAAAACGACCGTCACGGATGGCAAGCGATCCGACCGGAACATATTGCTCCTGCATAACAACACTACCGGAAGTCCCCGGCATCTCTACCATTTGTTTCTCAGATACATCGGCTGTACAATGGGTAATGTTGTACTTGTCCGGCTCTGTCGATACCGTGGTTAATTGACCTACGTACTTGCCGTTTTCCGTCTCAAAGTGGTAGTCCATCACTTTTGTTTCTTTCGTGTAAACTACTGACTTTAAATCAAAATCTAAACTTTTCTTTTCCATAATTTTATATTAATTGATTAATGTTTGGTACAAAGGTAAGCGGTAAGAAGGTACAAACCAACTTACCGCAAATGTTAACTATTAAACTAACTAATCATACCGCAAAAATACACGATAACTGGTGCATCTATCATTCCAGTATTCACATCAAACACTTTGTATGTGAACTGACCTCCCGAATAAGGCTCAACAGTTGTACTTAGCCATTTTGATGGTTCATAACCCATAATCATAACAAAGAAATTCGTTGCTCCGCTTGTGTACACAGTATAGCGTCCTGTTGAGTTTTTAATCACATTCGTTATACGAAAGTCGGAGTCTCCCCATGTTGCCCCAATAGAACCATTTCCCAAAATTGTACATGCGTAAAAAACACCCGGAGCTTTCCATGCTGTTACATTACGGAACTTCACGCTTTTGCATCGAAACTCAGCCTTACCACCGTTTATAGAAATGGCATCTTTTGCGTCTGATTCTTGTACGATAGTTAGATCACCCGGTTCTGCATGAAATTGATTATCTCCGGGAGTATAATTAGGAGGTAATAATTCAAATATAGAATTATCCGTTCCTCTCAAATTACCAAATCCGTAGATAATAAACTTACCTAACTTACCGCCATCTCCAATATTTATACCGCTTCCGGTAAGCACTCCCCCTGTAATAGTCATTCCCCCAATAACCGCACCATCCGTTACAGTCAAGTTTCCGGTAGTGATGCGCTGTGCCGCAAAACCTCCGGCAACAACCTCACCAACTTCAATACTGTTAGCAACCAACTTACCGTTTGCGTTAATGGCGGCAGTCTGCTGTCCGGCATTGTTCTGAAAAAGAAGGTTATCGGCTTTGAGGACGATTTTACGGGATGTGATGTTTATTCCCGTCTCAATCAAACCGTTATTTGTTGCGTCCGCTTTATTGTTTGCAGTGCCTGCCAATGAATTTGCAGCGTTTGCAGTAGATTGTGCTGCGCCTGCTGCGCTGTTAGCACTATTGGCGGTTGACTGTGCGCCATCCGCTTTTCCTTCAACTACCGTCAGTTTTGCGCTTGTATCTGTTAGCTTTAACTCTGCACTCGTTAACCTGTTTTCTGCTGAACTTATACGGGTGACTGCTGCCGTTATGGACTGATTCGTAATATCTATCTGTCCGTTTGTATACTCTGCTGACTTATATACTGGGTCTTGCTCGTTAGGACTCCATGCGGTTGCAACATCTCCGAACTCTACCTTAAAGTCCTTAACCCATATATAAGCCCATGAAATATTTTGTAAATCTACAAAATTATATATAGAACCCTCTGTTGTATTATTAGTCACATCAAAAGTATGCTTAAAAAAGCTCCAATTGTTATCATTCGTAGACCTTACTCTATACATTGCAGAATCACAAACATCAATATCAAAACCTACCGGAGTGCTTTGAGAGCCTTTTATCCATCCGGAAACCGTATACTTTCCGGGAATAGCCGGAATAATGTTCGGTATACGCATATCGGAACGTGGTGCGATATTAGGATTCGATCCCACCAAATAAAAACCGTGATCGGGAATCTGTCTTGTAATAGTTATATCGCTTTCCCCTAATTTGTTAAGGGGAGAACTCGTATAACTATACAAGTTGTTACCTCCGAACTGGGTGTTTTGAATTTCCTTGCTTACTTCAAGCGATATTTTGCCCTCTACGATACTAATCTGCTGTCTCGTATACTCCTTTGACTCATTTACGCCATCTTCGGGGGCGGGTTTCCATCCGGTAGCGGTGTCACCTATTTCGATCTGAGGATTACATATTTTCATCGTAGTACCGTCACCGACTTGAATATAGAAACCTACACCAATATTCTGAGCGTTAACAATATCATTGGGAACTGTTATAGTATGAACAAACCTTCCTGAATCAGCTTTTAAAGAAGTGGAATCGAAATACTTCCATGCACCGATATAGTAATAGCTTGATGTACCATCCTTTAATACACCTTCTTCGAGTCCTATTCTTTGATTTCTACCTAAAACAAGGTTACTATATTCATAATCGAAAGACAAAGTAACTTTCTTTCCTCTCAAATCACGCCAATACTTAGACATATCTATTCTAAGATGATTTTCTACTCCGGTAATACACACACCCGATTTCAAACAAAGATTCGCACCGCCAATAACACGCTTATTTAATTCGGTTGTTACAGATAGCTCTATTTTCCCATCAACTGCCAATATTTGCGTATCTGTGTATTTTACTGACTGGTACAACTGATCTTCCGGTGCTGGACTCCAAGAAACTGGGAAATTTGTTTCGTAAACTCCAATCCTTGCACTAACATTATATCCACTATAAAAAGTACCTGTTATTTTATCTATGGACTTTGATGTAAGTTTTTTATTACCCGATATTCCGGAAGACTCACAGACTATTTGATCAAACGTACCATCCTTATATTTAATATATAAAATTAATTTTTCCTCACTCCCCTTTGAATCATATTTGTCAACAAATACAAAATAACTTTTATTTGGTTCATATGTTAAACCAAACATATCTCTATTAGCTACGTTTGTTTCTGAATTTAACGCACCAACAGCAATATCAAACATGCCATCATCTTTATAATTTGAGGCATAAGTAAACCCCGTATCAATAATACGCTTGAAAGAACATAAGTTTTTAATTCCTACACTTGTTTCTGTGCGTGAAGGTATCCAAGTAGCTACACCAATATCACCCTCAGTAATAACAGCCCATCTTACATACGTTTGGGTTGTTTCTTTCTGTGGGG